TGCATTAAATAGTTATTTTGATTATTATAATTCTAAACCTGATTCCTATAAAGCAACATTAGTTACTGATGCTCATTGTATAGAATTTGAATCTTTTCCTATAAAAGCTTTCAATAGTATAGCTTCCTAGACAACTTCTATAATAATAGTTTATAAAGACTTATGAAATTTCAAGGACACAAAGTCCTCGTCATTGGAGATATACATGATTCTCCAAAGATACCACAGGACAGATTAACTTGGATTGGTAAGTACGCAAAAAAAACTAAACCAGATTATATAATTCAAATAGGAGATTTTGGTAGCTTTGATAGTTTATCTTTTTTTCAAGGTAATGATACACAACAAGGTAAATTAAAAGATGCCTTTATGGTAGACATAGAAAGTCTACGCAACGCTATACAAAAATTTAATAAAGCTCTTGGTAATCCATCTATTCCTAGACATTGTACAATAGGTAATCATGAAATGCGTGTACATAAATTTGAAGAAAAAATACCTGAAATACAAGGTCTAATGAAAAAAGCTCTATATGATAGTTACCATAAAAATGGTTGGACAACTACAGAATATGGAGAATTTTTCTTTATTGGTGGGGTAGGATTTGTTCATGCTCCTTTAAATATAATGGGTAGAGAATATGGGGGTAAAAATGCTGAGATACAAATAGCTAATGATTCGGTACATGACCTTGTTTTTGGGCATACACATAAACATAGGGATTGGAAAGCTCCCAAAATTGGCAACTCACAATTCGTTAGAATTATCAATGTTGGTTGCAGCTTACCCTTTAATCATGTAGAAGAATATGCGAAACTCAATATGACTGGCTGGAGCTGGGGAATTGTTGAGCTTCACATATGGAATAGCCATATACAAGAAAGTAACTTTATTAGTATGAATAGATTGGAGAAAGAATATGCCTGATAAAATAGCTGAGATGATGGAAACATTAAACGATCTCAAAGAAAGAGTAGAAGAAATAGAAAATATATTAGGTGTTGAAAATGATGAAGATGAAGATTATGATGCTGATGAAGATATAGATGAAGGAGAAGAAGATGGAACTTTGGAATAAAGTAAAAGATACTTGGAGAGGATTAAAAAAATCAGTAAAAATATTTATTGTTATTTTTGTTGGTATATTAATCTATGCTCTAATTAACAACATATTTAACTAATGCCTTTACCATTATTATCTACAGTAGGACCACTTGCTAAAATGATAGGTGGTATTGTTGATAAAGCAATACCTGATAAGGACATGAAGGAAAAACTTAAACATGAGCTTAATACACAATTAATAAATGGGGAACATGAAGAACTTATCGCTAAATCTAATATCATTAAAGCAGAAGCTGAATCTAAGCATTGGCTTACTGCTACTTGGCGTCCAGCTCTTATGTGGATTTGTATTATTGTTATCGCTAACAATTACATTATTGCTCCTTTTGCTAATGCAATATTCGGTACGAGCCTTTCGTTAAGTATTCCTGATCCTATGTGGAATTTACTTACTATTGGTGTCGGAGGGTATATAGCTGGTAGAAGTGGCGAAAAAATAGCTCAAAAATGGAAGGACAATGGCTAAAAGCCACTTCGGTAGGATAATCTACCTCAAAATATAAAACTCCCTGTATGGCATAAAAAAAGGGCGTTTAAAGGCATATAGCGATTAATCGCCCTTATTGAACAGTATAAAGAAGGATAACCTTACGATTAAGCGACTTTTTGTACTGCCAATTTTATTTTATCTGCATGTATTGGCTTACATTTTCTATGATATAATACAGATGTATGATCTCTTTTCATAAATTTAGCTATAGAATTACAAGTATGAGGAGTAAATCTAGATACTAAATGTACAAAATCTCTCCTTGCATATACTAAATCTCTATCTCTTTTATTAGATAGAAAACTATCAAGATTAATACCATAAAAATTACATACAGCAGATGCCCAATCTAATAGACCACCTTTTCTAGTTACATTAACATACTGTATATGACTATTTTTATGTAATTGTACTATACCTTTTAATATTCTAATATCTTCTTGATTTAAATATAACATTGTATTCCTCATTAATTAAGTGCGTAGAGGGGTTAGCTTGTGATCACCCTCAATCTTTTCACGAACAGTCAAGTTTACCTCGCCTTACGCTACTTCCAATACCACCTCCGATTACCTCAGTCATTTGACCATACTTCATCTTTAGTGTACCTTATGCCCTGTTTAAAAGGCAGACATTGTTCAGTCATACGCTATCCCATGTTGCAACATGGAAACCATTGGGGGAGTAAAGTTTTCCATGGCTAACCATGTGAGATTATTACTCCCTAGTTCTACTATATACTTTCTTAGTAGGCAGTATAATACCCATGAGGAGCTACCTCATTATTCAGTAGAGTGTTCTTTAAAATGGTATATCTACTTTATCTTGGTTCATGTCCTCATCAGATACAGCTTCTGCTTTAACAGGAGCTTCTGATTTGCCACCAACCATACGAATTACACCACTAAATTTTGGTACTAATATTTCTGTAAATGTTTTCGTAGTACCACTATCATCAGTATATTTACTGTAATCTATTTCTCCTTCGATATACAGCATAGTACCTTTGTGTACATACTTCTCAACATTTTCTGCTAGTCTAGGATCAAATACTTTAATCATATGCCAAGCAGTTTTTTCCTGATTTATACCACCAGATTTATATTTTTTACTGGTAGCTAAAGATAACTTAGCAAACTTTTCATTCTTTGTAGTTACTTTAACCTCAGGTTCAGAACCTACTCTACCAATTAACATTACTTTATTAATCATCTTATCTCCAATCTATTAATTATTTTAAGCACTTGATTCTCCCATTTAGGATCATCAGAATATCTATGTAAAGTATAGATTAACTTATCATAATTAATTTCTTCCAAGAACCATTGATCATGTAACTCATTTACAAAATCTTCATATCTTCTTGTATGAAATATTAATAAATCCATAAAAGCATAAACTGATTCACATACTGTATAGTATTTAGATAGTTTTACATTAGGATTATTCTTTGGAACTATATACATATCTGGATCATCAGAATCTGTTTTAATTCCAAAATAATTATTTGCTTCTTTTGCAAATCTACTTTCTCCCCAACCAGTTTCGTGTGCAGATATTGCAACTACTAATGGTACTGGTATTCTATTTTGTGGTTCAGTAAAATATGCATTATATTCTATTGCACAAGTAGAAATCTCTTGTACAAAATCATTTCTTTTATCATCAAAGAACATATTTACTGTTGTATTACATAGAATTAATAATGTAGCACATAAATGATTCATAATTACTCCCATCTATTATATCTTCTTCGTAGAATATTACTTACTCGTTCCCATAACATTCTTACTTTAACTTGTTGAACTGTCATAGGTTCTCTTAAAGCAACCTTATCTAATTCTATTTTACATTTAATTAATCGTGCTTCCCATTTCATTTATTTCTATGCTTTCAGGTTCAATTTTATCTATTACTTCTTGAATAGCAGCTAAAACTTCTGCAACATCTAATGCTTTATTAATAGAATTATTCCATGCTAAATAATGTGTTCCTGATTCTAATTGAAATTGTACTTTAGTTTTCGGATCATCATTTAACATTATATTACCACGAATATTTACTTTCATATTCTCATCTCCAAATTAGATATTTGTTGTTTCAAATTTGCTAAAGATTGTTTTACATCATCAGGTTCATTTCTGCATTGTTTAGCAAATGCTCTAAGTACATGAAATATTTCCATATTTTCTATTACTAAATATTCATTTTCAGAATTAGAAAAATATTCATCTTGTAAATGCCAACAATCAGATGGTATTTTAACACCCATATGATGTAGTCCTTTCATTAATTCAGATACTATCATATTTACCTCAAATCTGCTGTTCGTTCTGATACAGCTTCATCAATGATTTCATCTACAACATTTCTACCAAAAAAGAATCCAAATATAATTCTTTTCCAGTATGGTATTCCTTTATAAACATTATAAGATATTTCTGCTTGGGTATATCCATCATAATTTATCATAACAGAATCCCAAATAGAATCTTGTAACCATCTATACATCTTGTTCCTTTCGTTTTTTTGGTTTGTCAATCATTTCTAATTGTTTTTCTACAAACTCTAATAGTCTGTCCTCCACATAAATTTTAGCATGTTTCTTTGCTAAAGAATAAGAACTATAAACTCCTATTTCTTTTTTACCTCCTATTTTAACAAGACTATCATCAACGATTACTTGCCACCTGTCAGTACCAGTATAGCTAGTAGCTCTACTATTTTTAACTAAATGTATAACAATATCATTGTTAAATGTTCTTGGAATAGTAGCCACATAATGACCTTTAGCAACTTTTTTGTAACCCATGATTAATCCTTTCGTTTATCGGTGTCATACTCCCACATGAATGAGAGCTGACAAGAGTATGACACCTACCTTTTATATTAGGAGTGTCAGCCTCATGCAGTATTAGGTTTTACTACTCTAACTTTTGAATTATCAGCAATACCTAAATCTTCTTTTACTTTTTCAATATATTTACTGTTATCAAATAATCCTAAGAATACATCAGCACTTAATCCTAAATGACTAAACGCTTTTGTTAATGCGTCAGTAAATGCTTTCTTAGGAGCTTCATCATCTAATGCTCCAGTTTTTCTATACAGTTTTTGAACTGAACATATTGGTCCATATCTGTACCAAGTATCTTCTTCTTGCCAAGTAACTTTAACTTCAGCAAAAACTACTTGGTCAGTATAATGATAATTAACATCATATGCCCAACCTTTTCCAACTGGACCAAACACTTCTGTCATTTTCATTATCTGATACATTGGATCAATAGTAGTTATTTCTCCAAATCCTTTATTTACTCTTTTAGTAAATCTAGGATCAGTTTGTTTTAATTTATCCCAAATATTTTTATTCGGATTTGTTTTCTCTTTCGTCATTATACCTCCATACGATAATGTTTTTATTAAATTCATTCTTTCTTTTTTCTCCTGTAACTACAATATGATCACTCCATTTAAGCTCAGTAAATCTTGGTCTTACCGAAAGAATAGTTATATTAAGTAATGATGCTACTTCTTCTGGTGTAGCTCCATACTTGCCTTTATTTTTTATAACTTGAAGAACTTTATCCCTCAAATGTGGCAGTTTTTTGTTTATATCTTCTGCTGCTTCCTTGCTAGTGGATTGTTTCTGATATCCAGCTTGGTTTGGGTAATGTAAATTCATTATGTTCTCCATGTGTTAATGAATTGAAATCCACATAATCAGGTGGTTCAATATTTGTTTCTACAAAATTCCAGAAATAAGATTCTGCATATAATAATTTAAATATAAATTTATCATCTCTATCTATCTCAAAGATTTTATGCATACTATTACCTACAAATACAGACAAGTATGCTTTTTCAAATCTTGTTACCATTAAGTAATGTTGTATTTGAGGATAGTATTTTTCTACTACATCTTTGACTGTAAATGGACTAACATGCTTTGCTTCAAATATGCAGCCATCTTCTGTTATTCCATCTACACTTGCATATAAAAATGGAACTTCATTTGAAGTAATAATATCTGGTTTTAAAACTGTTAAACCAGTTTGTTTCATAAACCATATTCGGTTCATATCTTCAGTTTCTAATCCCATTTGTACTGGTAAGACATTATTTAAATTAGGATATTCTTTTTTACCTAATTTTAATTCAAATAATTCTTTCCATTTACCTTCCACTATTTTTATAGCGTCAGTACCTCCAAGACCTACCAAATCATTTCGATCCTTATTTTCATGGATAGTAAAATGGGTTGAACTTCTTAATACCTTTTTCTTTCTAGCCATTGTTTCCTTTCCTGTTTATACTTTGTTATCAATAACTTAACAACATGTTTTACTTCTCTATTATCTAAAACATATTTACTATTATATAATTTATCAAAAGCTACTGCTTGTTCTATAGTAAAATATCTATAAGCTAATCTTGTGATCCATGCTTTGCGTTTTCTCATCACAGCCATTGGATCTTCGGTTCGAACTGTTGATCTGGTCATCTTCAAGGACCTCAATATGTTCTTGAATGTTTGTCCCATATTCAACTCCTAGTAATTTATTTAAATACCAAAGAGCTTTTAATAAATCTTCTTTACCATTTTTCTCTTTGTGTCTTACAACATACTTTACTATGTTGCCCTCGCAAAAATCTAATCTCCAACTTGTAATAGCGTCAGCTACTTGTATGGGATAAGATTTATAATAATGAGGATTAAATTTTTCGGTCATTTTTTTTCCTTTGGTTTTAATATTATCTCACAATCTAATGCTTCTGCCCAACAACAAAATAAAAATCCAGATGGTTTTCTGATACCTACTTCCCATTTAGATACTAAACCTCTTGCTATATTCATATCATTATCTAGCGTAGATTGAGTAATTCCCAGCTCTTTCCTTCTTTGGACGAACTGGGGAATTAGTTGTTCATAGAATTTTTTACCTAAAGCGTAGTCCATTCATAGAAAATAGACTGTTTTACGCTGCAAGTAAAGTATTCCAATCATTTGATTCTAACATACCAGATACTTGTTCTGATCGTGTTCTAATCTTATTGGCTTTCAATCCTCTACCCTCAGGGTGTGATGCCCAATGAGTAGCTGTTTGATATACTGCCCATAAATTAGAACCATATCTGTTTTTATACATATCCCAATGAGTAGATAATTCTCTCATTCGGTAATCAGATACTCTCGGATATATCTCATCTTTAATTTGAGCTATTGTATTTTCAAACAAATGTTTTACATTATCAGCAGATACTGTTGTTCTAGCCATAGGTTCTAATACTTCTGGTAATTTATGGAACGCTTCTAATGCAGTAGAAATATCTACAGCAGATAACTGTGCTTTATTAGACCAGTTTTTCTTTGACATTCCTTTTATTTTCCAAGCTCCATGATATAATCCATTAGTACATATAACCACTATTGGACCAAATATAAATTGTTCTGCCCATTTAAGATTATATCCTGTCCATAACCATAGTCTTAATATAAAATCATCATTGTTCCAACGAATTACAATATCATTGAAATCAATTTGTTTCATAAATTTGCCACCATTTTCAAAGGTTTTTTCTTTAACAGTAATATTATTTAAATCCATACCATAATCAGTTATACCTTTGATTATCATATCATTGAAATCTCGGTATGTTCTTAGGTTTTCATAAGATTTTAACGCCATTGTAGAAATATAATGATCTTCATTAAATACTGCTACTCGGTCAGGTAATTTTATACTATCAGAACCACCTTCGTGTTCGGTAATATAATATAAATCTCTCTTATGAGGTATTATATCATTTTGTGCGTCAATTTGTAATTTACTAGCATACGAATTTAACATATATATTTAACTCCTTTCGTATATTGGGGAAGGTTATTCCTTTCTCCTTCCCCATAATTATTTATTAACCAAATGGTTTATCATTTATTTCAGTTTCATTTGGAATATCTGAAGGTTCATATGATTCCTCAAATACTTTCTGCTCAAATTTATCTAACTGTTCAGTTGTTTTATTTTTTGCATTACACAATAACTGAAAAGCAGATAAGCAGTAAGCATGTACAACAATATCATCAGTTGTGAACATATCTTTAATCTGAGATAATTGTTTTAAGATTTTTTCTAATTTAGAATCTAATCTTGCAATTTCTCCCATTCGTTCTTCTTCTTTTAAAGATTCTTCATATGCCCATTGACCAGTTTTACTCATATTGTACCTCCATAAGATTTAGCCAATTCCATATCAGCTTGATATTCAATTTCTTTTGTTTGCTCTAACTCTTTAACTCTTTTTTTCAAATCAGTTACTTCGTCAGTTAGCTTTTTGAACATTCCAATCGTCATCTGCTGGTCTAATTGGTTTAGCTTTTTGATTATTGTTCTGTGCGTTTTCATAACTATGTTCCTTTCGTTTATATTGTACATCTACATCTCGCATAACTTTATGCTTTTTATAGTATCTTGTTATTATATAAGAAAAATCCTCGCTTAATAATAATCGGTAATACCAAATAGCTCGTCTTTTTCCATATCCATATAATGCACTCGCAAATATATATCTGGTCATTCGGCTACCAAATTTAAAAAATGTTCTAATCATTATCTTCTCCTTTCGTTTCGGTAGTAAATCCACCTTCACATTCATAACATGGGTCATCTCCATTGTCATGTTCTACATATCCTTTTCCATTACAATTATGGCAGAAATCTGTCATAAATTACTCCTTTCTTTAAAATGCTACTGCTAACATGCTGGAAAACCTTCTGTGACCACAGTAGCATTATGATACATTGAATAGTTGTTCTAACTGGGAATTATTTTTTACCCACTTCTTCTATTCTTATGTCATCATATTATTTACTTTACATAAATAATAACCTCATCTCTTTCAGAATCATCTGATTTGAATTTCGTTACAATTTTATCTATTTGAGAAAAATGCTCTATATCAAAATCGGATTCTTCTCTCGTTCCATGCCAAACTTTTGCTCTAAAAGTTATTTTAGCAGTAGGACTTATTCGGTTAACTTTACAGATTATGTCTTTAAATTGTTCTGATGTTATTTTCATATATTCTCCTTTTTGTTCCAGTAGTTCTCCTGTTTAGCACTCAAATATCCACTACCAAGTTTTAAGAGTATCGCTATTACTATTCTCGAACATGATATATTTCTGTCAAATATTCTGCTGAATATTATCTATCTTACTGGATATCAGTAAGCATGACCTCAGAACATATATCATATAGTTCTCATAAGCCCTCGCTTTCGGTTGATTCCTACCGATTTTTTTTTTAATCTAAGGTGGTTATTTCAACCACCCTAGATATTTATATAATTAAACTATTGCTGGAATAATTTCAGAATCTTTTATTACAACTGGAATATCTCCAGCTTTTTTACTATTCCAAAATTTAGAAACAACTTCTAACTGTTTCTTTTTTCTAGCCATTTCATTAGTTTTAGAAGTAAATTCTTTCTTTCTATTACTATTGAATGGAACCCACTCTTTACCAAGAACTGATTTGAAGAAATCTTTTTTAGCTCTTAATTGCTCCAACATCATATCTCTTGAATATTCATAACCAGTTAATCTTCTTCTAATTTCTTGAAGCTGATTACCAAGAATTTCTTGACTTTGTTCAAAAGCAAGTTGTTCTCCAATATTACTACCATTTTGTCTTTGATGATAGTTTCTTTGTCTTTCTAACTTATCTATTTGAACTACAACAGATTCAATTCTTTTAGTAAGACTTGTAATATAAGAATTTAACTCATATTCAATATTTTGAAGATTAACCTTAATCTCCTCTTGTTTATAAGAAATACCTACTACTTGATTATTTAACTCATCTTTATAAGTTAATTTTAAAGCAGCTAATTCATTCTCATATTTATTTGTAATATTATGTTCAATATTACCATTGTTTAATGTATCATTCATGTGAACTCCTTTTTTATACATTATTTATAATTTTATATATCTCATATATACTCAATTACTTTTTATCATTAATATAATATTTGATTAACGATATAGAAAATAGAACAAAAACTAATTTGGATATCAACTTTAAATCGGCCGTCACGAAGCTAGAAAATAGATAGTTTTCCCCATTCAAGGATTTAACAAAGGGGGGTAAACTAGATTTTCGTGCGTAGTAGGGATTTCTCTCACCAAGATTAAATCTAATAAGAGAGAAATAGCAACCGATTTATGGTTGAGATTTAAATTTTTATTGTTACTCTTATCGTTTCGTGGTCATATATTATGATGATGCCATGCGTGGTACTTGCGACAAATTGTTTATTCCTATTAATTTGTATTTATCGCCTAAGAGGACAGTACTTGGTTAGCCAAGTGCTGTCATTATCCAATGAGGGTAATATAGCGATAAATGTATGAGGATAGATAATTTGTTGCATGACCAGATACGCATGGACTAATTAAGGTCGCTGTGGCGTCAATATATTGATGATTATTTGTAATTAACTACAAGATATTGATGTCATTATTTTTCTCTTGACACAAGAAAATAGAGGTTTATCCTTACGCATAGCAATGACAGAACTATCCACCAAGAATGATGAATTAACTGATAAACAGAAGAAGTTAGTCGATACTATCGTAACAACAGGGTGTAGTATAACAGAAGCTGGATTAATCGCTGGATATTCAACAAAAAAGAATAAAGATTCAGCTAGAGTAAGTGCTAGTCGTACACTACGAATCCCAAAGGTACAGCGATACATGATGGAATGTATCACTCGTACTATAGGGTTAGGCGCAGTAACTGCTTCCAACAAGATGATACATCTAGCCGATAACGCCAAGAGTGAGTATGTACAACTAGAGGCTAGTAAGGATATACTAGACAGAGTAGGACTACGCACACCAGATAAGGTACAACACAGTGTAGTAGGGGATATTAAGGTAAATATAGATTTAACATAAAATGAGAGGGGGGGTTAAAAAACGGAAGTTCCCCTGACTGAAACATGTTACACAAACAATAGAGGTTAAAAAGGTACTTCACTATGTGCGTAGACAACGAAGGTATTTATGATAGCGTTCTACTAGGCAATAAGGTAAGTACAATTAGGTACTTAAACTATACTGGTTAAGTAGATGCCTAGCAGTACTGCTTAATAAATGGAGATAACGATATGCCAAAGGTAGGAAAGAAATCATATCCTTATACCAAGAAGGGTGTGGCACGAGCTAAAGCTGCAGCCAAAAGAAAAGGTGTTAAGGTTGGTAGAAAAAAAAAATAAGAGCAAGGAGCTAAACTGTATTGGTTATCCACATGATGATCCCTATGGATTAATAGCAGCATGGTGGAAAATTTTTTCAAAACCACAAGGTAAAAAAGAAGCTCCTAAAAAAGATAAGCCAAAAACTTCTTCAAAAGATTTTTATTAGTGAGTTGATATTTGTTATAATCTAAATTAAAAGATTATAATGAACGCACTTCACTCCCTAGAACAAAAAATAAAAGAAGAAAAAGAAAAGAATAAGTTATTGCTTGAATCCTTAGAAAAGCATATAAAAGAAAAATCAGAATTACGAATGGAAAACCTAAAGTTGAAAGGATTAGATAAACCATGTCCAGTTCCCATAAGAGAAAAGGCACTAGGGTAGAAAACGAGATTGTTAAACTCTTTAAAGCAGAAGGATTTAATGCTGTAAGACAGCCATTGTCTGGAGCTATCCAAGACTTCCCCCATGATGTTCAAGTAAAAGATTTGTATGAAGGTACAAATATAGAAGTAAAAGCAAGGAAATCAGGCGAAGGATTTACACAGCTTGACAAATGGAAAGGATCAGCAGATTTATTAATTTTAAAGAGAGATTTTCAAAAACCTATGGTATACTTAACATGGGATTTTTTTAAGGAGTTCTTAAATGAGTACAAAGAAAATAGAGAACCCAGATGCAGTAGTGAATCTGGAGAACAGGCAGATATTCAACATACCCTTTCAGGAGAGGCAACGATTAAGGAAGATAGTCAGAAAAGTACATCTAAGATTCCTTCCAGAAAGTTCAATAACGGACAAGGAATGCGACAAGGTAATAGAAAGTCTTGGTCCACAGGTAAGAGAAAAATTGCTAGTCGCACATTTAAACAAAGTAAAATAAATGGCACAACTAAATTACAAACCAGATGGGAATACCTTAAAAAACTTTCTAAAGAACGATAATTTTTTTCGAGGCGTAAGAGGACCAGTAGGTTCTGGTAAATCTGTTGCTTGTTGTATAGAAATCTTTAGGAGAGCTTTACAACAAAAGCCAAACCATGAAGGTAAAAGAAAATCCAGATGGGCAGTAATTAGAAATACAAATCCCCAATTAAAAACAACTACTATTAAAACTTGGTTAGATTGGTTTCCTGAAAATGAATGGGGAGCTTTTCGTTGGTCAATTCCCTATACACATTATATCCAAGTAGGCGATATAGATTTAGAAGTTATATTCCTAGCATTAGATAGACCTGAAGATGTAAAAAAACTTCTATCCTTAGAATTAACAGGAGTATGGGTAAATGAAGCTAGAGAGCTACCTAAAAGCATTATAGATGCCTGTACTATGAGGGTAGGTAGATACCCAAGTATGAGAGATGGTGGAGCTACATGGTATGGTGTTATAGCAGATACCAATGCTCCAGAAGAAGATCATTGGTGGGCAATAATGAGTGGAGATGTACCTACACCAGATTACTTATCAAGAGATGAAGCATTAATGTTGGTCAAACCTGATACATGGGAATTTTTTTCACAACCATCAGCTATGTCAGAAAAAAAAGAAACAGATGGTTCATTACTTGGATATGTCAATAATGTTTCATGTGAAAATAAAAAAAATTTAACGAAAGATTATTATGCCAACATAATTAGAGGAAAGACAAAAGGGTGGATTGATGTCTATGTAATGAATAAACTAGGTACAATAGAAGAAGGAAAGTCAGTTTATTCTAATTGGAATCCAGAACTTCATCTAGCAAAAGAGCCAATACCTAAAGCTCCTAATACAGTTTTTATAGGAATTGACTTTGGATTAACTCCAGCAGCAGTCTTTGGACAAAAACTTCCTAATGGAAGATGGTTAATATTACAGGAATTAGTTTGTTTTGATATGGGTATATCAAGATTTAGTGAACTATTAAAACATGAGATAGCAAAAAATTATAAAGGTATGGAAGTAGATATTTATGGCGATCCAGCTGGAGATTTTAGAGCGCAAACAGATGAAACAACACCTTTTCAAATACTAAGGCAGAATGGTTTAAGAGGAAAACCAGCTCCTTCTAATGATGTAGCATTAAGAATTGAATCTGTTGAAACTGCTCTAGGTAGATTAATAGATAAAAAAGCTGGATTATTGCTAGATAATAGCTGTCTAAATCTGAAAAAAGGTTTTAATGGTGGCTATCATTATAGAAGATTACAAACTTCAGGCGATAGATATGATGAAAAACCTAATAAAAATAGATATTCCCATGTCCATGATGCCTTACAATATATGATGATGGGAGCTGGAGAAGGAAAACAGTTAATTTCTGGTAAAGCAAAGAAACCTACTATAATAAAAACAAGAAGTTGGAGTGTCTTTGATAAGAAAAAGAAATCAGTATGGCAAAACAGAATGAATGGTTAGTCTATTTTTATGAAGATGTAGGTCATCATAAATCACATAGATTTTTTAAAAAAGGATTTAAGCATTGTGGGGTAATGTCTTTTGATGCAGAAACAAAAGTATGGTTATTAGTAGAATATATATTTGGTCATATATTGGTAGAAACATTAACAGAAAAAAAAGTAGATGCTATATTTAAAATGATTCAAATAAAGAAAGGAAAAATATTAAAAGTACCAGTAAAGTATAAATTAACTAGGTTTCCTAGTATTATGGGTTCATGGATTAAAGAGCATAGCTGTGTCAGTTATGTGCAAAGATTGATAGGATTAAATAAATTTTGGATATTTACACCTCATCAGTTATTTTGTGAGTTGAAAAAGAAAGGTTTTTCTGAAATAAAACTATAATTATGGGAATGATGCGACAACCTAAATATCGAGAATCTGCTGCAGACAAAGCTCTTAGAGAAGATATAGAAAGAAGAAGAAAAGAAGAAGAAGCAGACAAAGCTGCTATGGAAAAAGAAAAAAAATATCAAAAAAGTAGAAAAGCAAAAGGTTTAGTGGGTTCAAGAAGTATGTTTAGTAGAGCTGGAGGAAAAGGATTTTATTATGAAGGAGAAGAAGTATGAGTAGTGAACAAGGCACTTCTACTGGATCAACAGGTGGACCTGCTGGTAGTGGTACACAACATCAAAATACAGTTAATCAAATAACACATCAACAAAATATATCTGCTGGAAAAGATTATGTTAAAGATAAATTAGGTTTAACAAATGTAACACAAACTCCAGTAGATGCTCCTCCTATAACGACTGATATGACTGCTACAAATCTTACTGGAAAAGATAAAAAATTTTATGGACAAGAAGCATCACAAGCAACTGATGATTGGTTAGTTAAAACAGGAAACGCAACAGTAGGAAATTATTTTAAAAAAGTCGGTGGAGAATTTATTAGAATAAGCAAAACAGAAGGAGAAAAACTTTATGCTGCTGGAGATCCAAGTATAAGTAGATCAATTAGAACTACAAGTAAAGGACACCAAATGAAATATGGACAATCTGGTGGAGCTATGGGTAGTGGCGATCCATCTGGTATTCTATCATCAACAGCTATTTCAAAACCAATGTGGCAATCACAAAAAAATTTACAACAAATGATAGGATTAGGTATGTTGGCAGTCGGAGCGCCAATGGCTGGATCAATGATATATCAATCAGGAAAAGGATCATATAATAAATATATTGATAGTTTTTATAATCAACAATCTTCAACATCTATATCTCAAAATACTTATACAACTGGAAATATATCAAATGGAGAAGGAAATGCATCTGATTCAGTAGGAACATCAACTTTAGATAAAAGTTTTTCAGATACATTAGTACAAGATACTTCAACAAAACAAAAACAAATAAAACTAGCTATGGCAAATCAAGAAATTGGCGAAGATAAAAGAACATTTTTAAAAGCAAATAAAAGAACAATTACTGCTGGAATGAGTACAGTATAATGCCTTATATACCAGTAGCAGAAACACAAGTAGAATCTTATACTTCAGATAAAAGAGTAATATCTTTTTTAAAAAAATTAAAAGATGCTGAAGGTATATTTGATCATTGGAAAGATAAATACGAAGAAGCATATGAATATACTATGCCTCAAAGAGAATCATTCTATGAAGAAACTGTAGGCGAAAGACGAACAGATAAAATATTTGATGAAACAGCAGTAGTAGGAATACAAGAATTTGCTAGTAGATTACAAGCTGGTATATGTCCAACATATGGAAGATGGGCAAACTTTGAAGCTGGTTCTGATATACCACCAGATTCAAAACCAGATGTAAATGAACAATTAGATGCAATTACAGAATATGTATTTGAAGTATTAGGTGGTTCAAACTTTAATCAAGAAATACATGAATGTTTTATGGATTTAGCAATCGGTACTGGTGTTCTTTTAGTAGAAGAAGGAGATGCTTTAAATCCAATTAAATTTAATGCAGTACCATTACCAAGAGTAATGTTAAACAATGGACCAGATAATAAAGTAGATACAGTATTTAGAAAAAGAAAAATATCATATGATAAACTTATGATAGCTTATCCTAAAGCAGAAATGTCTGAAAACATGATGCGTATTATTGAACAAAAGAAATCAGAAAAAGCTACAATAGTAGAAGGTGTATTCAAAATGTATGATGAACCTAATATAGAAAAATATAAATATTGTGTTGTTTGCATGAATGAAAAAGAATTTATTTATGAAACAGAATTTGTAGGTACTGGATCAAATCCTTATATTGTATTTAGATGGAATAAAGCATCAGGCGAAGTATATGGTCGTGGACCAGTATTTAATACTATGGCTGCAATTAAAACTACTAACTTAACAGTAGAATTAATATTACAAAATGCACAGATGAATATTAGTGGTATATACACTTATGAAGATGATGGTGTTATTAATCCTGATAATATTTCTTTAGTACCTGGCAGTCTAATTCCTGTAGCTCCTAATAGTAGAGGATTAATTCCACTTAATGCTGCTGGTAAATTTGATGTTGCCCAATTAGTGTTAGGCGATATGCGTCAAAATATTAAAAAAGCATTATATTTAGAATCACTTGGTAGACCTGAAGGTACACCAATGTCAGCTACTGAAGTATCAGAAAGAATGGCTGATTTATCAAGACAGATTGGTTCTTCTTTTGGAAGATTACAAAATGAATTAATTGAACCATTGTTAAGAAGAATAATTAGAATATTAACTAAACAAGGTAGAATAGAAATACCTAGAATTGATAATAGAGAAGTAACTGTAATATCTCAATCTCCATTATCTCAGGCACAACATCAACAAGATGTAGCTACAGTTAATAATTTTAATGCTATTTTAGCTCAAACATTTGGTCCTCAAATTTTAAATATGATAGTAAAACAAGATGAAGTAGCTAGATATTTAGCAGAAAAACTAGGATTACCAGAAAAACTGATAAGAGATTCAAATGAACAACAAGCATTAGTTTCAGAGTTGCAAAACATGGCACAACAAGGTAATATGGGAGCTGGAGGTCAAAATGAGCTGGGAAACCCTAACCAACAAGGACAAGGACAAACAACAGCCATCTGATGATGGTTCAGATAAATTATTTGCATCTGTGTTTAAAGGACCTGATGGTCAAAAAGTATTACAATATTTAGAGCATGTAACAATGAATGTGTTTGCAAATCCACAATCTTCGTCTAATAGTTTATGGCACTTAGAAGGACAAAGATATTTATTAGGAATAATTAAAAATAAAGCATTGAGAGGTAAGAAGAATGGCTGAAGAAGAAACACAAGTTCAAGAACAAGAAGTAGAACAAACTACTGAAGAAGTTAAAGAAGAAATAATCAAACCTGATTATATTAATGAAAAATTTTGGAATAAAAATAAAAATGAAGTTAATATAGAAGATTTAGCTCTTAGTTATAATTCATTAGAAAAAAAACTTGGATCAAGAACAGATGAATTATCAAAACAAATTAGACAAGATATAGAGCAAGAAAGATTAGGTAGTGTACCTAAAGAATATGAAGTTAAAACACCAGATATTCCTGAAGGAATAAATATAGAAGTAAATAAAGAAATGCCTTTATTACAATGGTGGGAAGAAACTGCTAGAAATAATGGACTATCCCAAGAACAATTTGATGCTGGTATTAAAGCATTTGTAGATAATGAAGTTAGTGCTTTACCTAATATTGAAAATGAACAAAAATTATTAGGAGAAAATGCTAAAGCTAGAATAGAAGCTGCTGAATTATGGGCAAAGAAAAATCTTTCAGATGATGCATATAATACAGTATCAAATATTGCCTCAACATCTAATGGCGTAAAAATGATAGAAGAATTAATGAATCTTAATAAAGATACACCAATGCCTAAAACTGAAACTGCTATAGATGCAGCTCCAAGTTTAGTTGATTTAAGAGCTATGATGCGTGATCCTAGATATTGGGATTCAGGTCAAAGAGATGATTCGTATGTTAAAAAAGTTACTGATTTATATGAAAAATACTACGGAAAAGCAGAAGCGCCTAAGAGTTAGAGTTGTATGGCGTGATGCTGTATCACATGCTGAATGGTTAAATCCTGAAGATGCTAAAAAATATAAACCTTATTTAAATATTACTGAAGGTTTTTTGTTAGAAAAGAACAAAAATGCCACAATAATCTATATGTCTTACAATGATACTGACATTGGAGATACTTGTGTGATACCAAGTGAGAATGTTGTTTCAATTTGTGAGTTGAAAACTACAAAAAAATATGCCAGTAAATCATCTATAGACCTCTAGGTTTAAAGAGATGCCTTGAAAAAGATAACATTTCAGATTTCCAACGAGATAATCTTGGTTTAACGAACACTAACAAGGAGATTTGAAATGAGTTCGACTATTAACAATGCTTTTATCACTCAGTTTGAGGCTGAAGTGCAT